AGGTTTAGCTTCTTTGATAAATGTCCTACGGAAATCGATGTTGTACAATTCCGTGAATTTATCATAGTCAATGATTATAGCACTGGTAGATGTACTTCTCGGCTTTCGTACCTTCACAACTGTTTCCTGGTCATCGTTCCTCGGCACTTCGATCGTCTCTTCCCAAGTGAAGCGACGAGATGGAACAGTGCCAATGTAAGAGGGGTGGCTTCGTAGGTTCTGCTCCAGAGTGGAGAGCGTGCTTCCTTCCGTATTGTATCCTCCACGGTCGAAGATGGCGAAAATGGCACTCAATCGTAGGAAGAGAACGTTGGTACCTGGTTCGAAGGTGAAGGTGTGTTTATCTCCACGAGAGTCTTTACCTGTAACATTCTTCGGTTGCTCAATGAGGAACTCACGACCTTCAACAACCTGCCTGGTATCTATCATGTTGTTTACAGCTGTAAAGAACATAGCCAGCTTATCAGTGCTGCGGATAAGTGAGAGTTGGAATTTAATCTTTTCCTGTGCTATCTTGAAAAAATCAGCATAAGAAAAAGGAAGCTGCAGGTTGGAATATTGCTCGATGAGCTTCACAGTTCCCAAGAATAAGGAAGCTGTCTTCATCAGACGGTCCATTTCGCCTGAGTTGATAACATCTTGTTTCAACTCATTGTACGCTTCCTGCTTTAATTGTCGGAAGTGGTCCATAAACATAGGTCGTAGCTCCAATATCTGCAGGAGGACATTTGACAATCCTACTTTGTTGGGGTCTTCTATGTTTTTGAGTTCCTCAAATATTCGCACCTCCTCCGGCGTTCTGTTCCGAGGTTTCGGAACTTCGCATACGATGACACGGCTCATCAAAGCATTATCGTCGCGCTGTGGCGTTTCCTGTCCACATATAATGACGGGGGCGAACACTTTGTCGTTTTCGATTTCCCTTCCTGATGTACCTCTTCTCTTCTGCTTGCCATCGCCGTCGTAAACGATACCTTTCAAAGCTTGAAATTTCGTATCGCTTATATCCTTGTTATTGTATTCATCGAGAACAACAGGCACGTCCTTAAACGTTCCCATGATAGTGGACATCGCTGCATCTGTTCCCGTGTTCAGGTTGAATATCGGAATATTGGGTGATATGAACAAAGAACGAATTGAGATTGCTATCTGTGTTTTACCCGATGACATCGGACCCATGAAGAACGGAGCTGTGAACAAGCGGTCTATGCAGTGAATATTGCTTCGGAAAGCGCACATAATGGCAAAGATGATAGCCCACTTCCCGTTATCGTTGATTTTATACACCTGGTCCATTAAAGAAGCCCATTTTTCAAATGACACTCTTTTGTCTGCAGGTACTTCTTTGTAGACCAGCTGGCTTATGAGTTCGTATTTGTCTGATTGTTTTCCGCTGCCTGCGTAAATTGTTGAGAAAGCTGGCAGGTAGTAGTTCTTCTTATTGTGAGTAACGACACCCAGTTCATTGACTGGGTCAAATCTCCATTGATCATCGACATTGTGAAAGATGCCGTTCGCAAAGGAGAAGAATTGCTCATCTGTCTTTCTGCTCATGCCCTCACTCTGTTGATTTCCATAGGTCTTAACCTCCGAACACATTACGAAATGGCGACTCATATATGTCTTGATAGCTTTCCATTGCCATTCCTCACCATTGAAGTTCACTGCCTCGTAATTGATAAGCACCTCTTCAATCGATGACATCTTAAGCATAGCCTTTGAGGGTATTTCGATATAGATGGGCGTGTCGTAGTAACGACGGTTGATGCGCAGAACGCGTTTGTTCTGTTCGAAATCATCAGAGAAAATGTGCAGCAATGGTGTCATAAAGAAGTCGGCTACCTGTGTCATGCCATTACCGTTCTTGTTCCTGAACATATAGCATACAGGTTCACTCTTTTTATTAAGGCGAGGGTAATAGTTACATTCTCGCCACATCTTGCGGTACTCCTCATTCTCTTTAACGTAATCGGGAGGCTCGTTCACATCGAACTCTTCATCTGCAAGGTTGTCGTTCAGTTGGTTTACTTTCAGCGTAGATTTACGTTTCTGGACGAAAGGCTTTCGGATTTCGTCGAAATCACCCTTACTGAGCTGCAGGGCAGAACAGTAGTCTTTGCGCTTTATAGTAACAATGCTCTCTTCCACATAAGAAGTGAGCTCGATGCATCTTTTTATAAGTGGGGCTTTATCGCCCAAATATTCTCTTAAGAAAGGTGCATGCAGCGCAATATAATAATCTACAAATGAACCTGTAGCATCATTATGAGTGATTTGTATGTTGATGCCGGAGCGAAACATCTCTGCCAACGTGTGTAGGTAATCACTCTCCTCGCCATCTGCATTGATACTGCAACCTGTCTCCGAAGTAATAAAGTAACAATACACACGGCGGAGCTCTTGAATGTCATTGTTCAGTGGACGACCTGCCACATATACGATAGGTTCTTCTCCATATAGGTCGAGGAAGTCCTGCATCACCGATGTCAGAATAGCAGGGCTGTCTTTCTTTATGTTTTCTTTCAATGAATCTATACCGAAAATTCCTGCTTGCATTTTTGATTTAGGCAGTGTTTCTTTTATCTTCAGGCGGAGATTCCGTACACTTTCCTCGATGATGTTGAATTTAGTTTTGAACTCCTTGGTAACAGATTTCATATACTCAAGACGAAGAGCTGCATCCTGAACACAAGCAATGAGTGAACATATTGTATTCAACCCGTCGCTGATGATTGTTTCGTCCTTGCAGCCGTGCGGTATTATCATCTTCTTAAAGGCTGTTGGAAACGATTCCGTCAATCCGTGCAGCTTTACTTTGGTCCCGGCACCATTCTCTTTCGCAAATTCGTCGGGGTCTGTTCCTTTCGGAAGACGGATACACTTCACCTTTGCTCCGGCTTTCAATAGAAGTTCGCAGTTCTTCAGCGATGCTTTCACTCCTGCTGCATCTGCGTCATAGACCATTACGATGTAATCTGTAAAGCGTAGCAGCAGTTTTACCTGCTCATCGGTGAATGCGGTACCACTGCCACCGATAACATTTTCTACACCTACCTTGTGCAGGGACATCACATCGAATTGTCCCTCTACAAGGTAAACAAAACCTTGCTTGCCGATAGATTGCCGGGCTTGATAGAGTCCGAAGATATGCTTACCTTTTGTAAATAAAGGAGTCTCGCTGGTGTTTACGTATTTCCCGACGCCATCTTTAGGTGTTATGATTCTTCCGGAGAAGCCGATGATATGCCCCTGCATATCATAGAAAGGGAACATCAGCCTATCTCTGAACCTGTCATAGGAACGTCCTTCATTATTGCCCACCACGTCTACATCTTGCAACATCTGCAGGGAGTATCCAGCTTTGGTGAGTTCTGACATCGCCACATTCCCCATAGGTGCATACCCGACACCAAAATCGGTTAAAGCCTTATCAGAAATATGGTATCCGCGCGTAGCAAGGAAACTCTCCGCCTGCTGCAAATTTTTCTGAAAGAATTTTGCTGCAGCTTCTATTGCAATTCGCTGTGCTGCCTTCTGCTTGTAGCGCATTTCTTCTTCCGGATTCATTTCCTTTTCGGGGAACTCTAATCCGGCTTGAGTAGCACACCAACGAAGAGCTGACATAAAATCCATATTCAGGTGGTGCTGAATAAAGGCTATGACATCTCCGCTCGCTCCACAAACAAAACAATGATAAGTCTGTCTCGCCGGACTGACCATCATTGATGGCGTGTGGTCATCATGGAAAGGGCATACTCCTTTATAGTTCACACCTGCTTTATGTAAATGCGTAAAAGACTCTACAACATCTACTATATTTAAAGCTGACTTTACTTTCTCTATGAAATTTTTATCAATCATCTTTCAATTCTTCTTCCGAAAATAACTCCAACTGGCGGCTTTCGATAGATTCTGTAACGGTTATGCCAAAATATTCTGCCACGGCAGAATATTCCTTGCCTGTAATAGGTTTCCGTCCAAAGTACAAATCCCAGTATCGAC